CAATCGCTCAGGCGGTAGCCCTGGCCATGACCATGAAAGCGGAGCCCCCGGCATGATCGAAAAGGCCGCGCAGCTGGCACACCAGGAGCTGACTGAGGCGGAGCTGCGGGAAATCAACAAGTACGCACAGACGCCCCTGAGCGCTGAGGACGTTTTTGTTTTCAATGCGGTGCTTTGTGATAACGAGATCGACCGGGACCATGAGCGTTTCAGCCTGAAAGCCCTGAAAGACCTGAAAAAGCTGTTTATCGGCAAGACGGTCATCAAGGACCATACCTGGGAAGCTGACAACCAGGTGGCGCGGATCTACTCCGTGGAGCTGGTACAGCACCAGAAAACAGTCGCCGGCGGCGAGCCGTACACGCAGCTGGTGGCCCATTGCTACATGGTCCGCACTGCCGGCAATGCTGACCTGATCGCAGAAATCAAGGGCGGCATTAAGAAAGAGGGCTCTATCGGCTGCGCCGTGAAAAGCTCCATCTGCAGCATCTGCGGCGTGGACAATACGAAAACGTATTGCGCCCACTGGCCCGGTCGGACCTACGAAAAGGACGGCCACCTGCAGCTGTGCACCTATACGCTGGACGGCGCCCGGGATGCTTACGAGTTTTCCCTGGTGGCGGTGCCTGCCCAAAAGGCGGCCGGCGTGTCCAAAAGCTACACCGGCAAGACCATCCACGAGGCCCAGGACGGCCAGGAGACCCAGCAGCCGGGCGAAACGCCCAGCGACCCCGCCGAAAGCGAAAAAGCCGCCGAGCTGGCCGTGCTGGCCGAGCTGGCAGCAATTCGCGCCAAAAACACCTATTACAACTAAGGAGGAAACACCATGAACAAGAGAATGAGAGAACTGCAGCAGCTGATCTCCCAGGAGACTGAAACCGCCAAGGGCTACACCGAGGGCGAGGGCAAGAACATCACCAAGGCCCAGGAGCACCTGGGCAAGGCCAAGGAGTACCAGGCAGAGCTGGACACGCTGGCAGATCTGGACAAGATCGCAAAGGGCAACGTGCCCAACGACCCCGTGCCCGGCGACGAGAAGAAGGCCAGCGGCTTTACCGCCATCATCAAGATGCTGGGCCGCAAGGTCATGGATACTGCAGAAAAGGCGCTCGTTTCTGGCGATAACGCCGCCAGCGGCGAAAACTACCTGATCCCCGAGGACGTGCGCCTGGAAATCAACGAGCTGCGCAAGTCCTACGTTTCCGCCCGCGAGCTGGTCACCGTGGAGACCACCACCACCCTGTCTGGCTCTGTGAACTACGAGAAGGGCGAAACCACCGACCTGGCGGAGTTCGAGGACGGCGACGACCTGACCAACGTGGCAGACCCCGAGTTCACCCAGAAGAAGTTCACCATCCGCTGGTTTGGCGGCCTGATCCCCATTTCCCGCATCCTGCAGGGCGCGGAAAAGGGCGGCCTCATGGGCTACCTGAACCGCTGGTTTGTCCGCAAGGCTGTGCGCACCGAGAACAAGGACATTTTCGCCAAGCTGAAGGCTGGCTACAACGACGGCACCCCCAAGGCCGTGGCCGGCTGGGAGGCCCTGAAGGACTCTATCACCGTGGACCTGGACCCCGCCTGCCTGATCGACGGCGTTATCGCCACCAACCAGAGCGGCTGGGCCTGCCTGGATAAGGAAAAGGACGCAGACGGCCGCCCCGTGCTGCAGCCTAACCCTGCCAACCCCACCCAGAAACTTTTCCAGGGTCTGCCCGTCAAGGTCTACGCCAACGCCGAGCTGCCCAACATCGACGCCACCCACTTCCCTATGTTCTACGGCAGCACCAAGGCCGGCTGCACCATGGTGGTGTATGACGGCCTGGAGTTCACCGTGTCCGAGCACTACCTGTTCGGCAGGAACCAGAACTGCATGCGCGTCATCGAGGGCTTTGACACCATGAGCACCGACACCGGCGCCTACATTTACGGCAGTTTCTCCGCTACCCCTAGCGCGTAACATCCCCCGCCGGGCAGAGGGGAACCTGCCCGGCTACTTTTTGACCTGAGAGGAGGCGGTGACAATGGTCACCATTGACGAGGTCCTGCAGCATTTGGGCATTGACTACCCCGACGAGGTTATCACCGCCAACGTTACCCGCGCCCTGAAAGCAGCCGACAGCACGCTGCGCGGCGCTGTGGGCGCGGACGTGTGGGACCTGCTGCCGGACGACGGCCGGCCCGAGCAGCTGCTGCTGATCTACATGGACGACCTGTACAGCGAAAGAGGTGTTTCCGCCAAAGTAACCGGGGCGACCCGGCGAATGGTGGCGGCCATGGAGCTGCAGCTGCAGCTGGAGCTGCGGCAACTGAGGGGAGGCGCCTGACATGGCACTTATTCCCTTTACCATCCAGAAGATGGACCCGGACACCGAGGAATGGGCCGACCTGCTGCACCTGCACGCCACGAAGGTCAACAAAACTGGCGGCGGCGAAAGTTTCAACGCCGGGGCGGAGCAGTTCCACCCACGGCTGACCTTTACGGTCCGCTATCAGCGGGCCCTGGAGGCCGTGAACTACAACACCCAGCAGCACCGCATCGTCTACCGCGGCCACGTCTATGATATTCAGGACTATGACGACTTCATGGAAAAGCACGTCGAGGTCAATCTGGTAGGTGTGGCGTATGGGTAACAGCAACCGCGTGACCCTGGAGGAGCTGGGCGGTGCAATCGCCAAGGAGCTGACCATCTACGCCAAGGACGTGCAGGACGCGGTGAACAAGCGCGGCCGCAAGGCCATCAAGGACGTGGAGCGCAGGACAAAGGACACCGCACCATTTAACGCCAGAGCGTACCACCAGCATTATGTGGACCTGATCGCCACAAAGACCGAGAAGGGCCGGACCGGCGACGAGAAACATATCTGGTATGTCAAGTCTCCCGGCCACAGGCTGACCCATTTGCTGGTCCACGGCCACGAAACCAGGGACGGCGGCCGCACACAGCCGGACCCGTTCCTGCAGAACGCCCTGGACGCCGTGCTGCCGGACTATGAGAAAGAAGTGGAGGAGGCTGTGAAAAATGGTAAATGAAATCCTGGCCGCCGCTGGTATCCAGCAGCGCGGCAGTCGTTTCGTCAAGCCGCCCGCCGGGACCTATGCCGTGTGGTTTGACGACCTGGAAACGGACGGACCCGACGGGCAGCCGCCCCGCATCTTTAAGCACAACGTAACCATTGAGCTCTATGAGCACAAAAAGGACCCTGCTGCGGTGCAGGCCCTGGAGCGGGAGCTGTCCGCCAGGGGCCTGCACTGGTCCAAGCAGGACCGCGTCTGGATTAAAGCGGAGCAGCTTTACCAGACAATCTATGATTTTTCATACATCGAAAAAAGGAGGACCTAACGCCATGGCTAAGCGTGACAAAAAGACCATCACTATCGGCTCTGCGCTGCCCTACTGCATCCCCTACACTGACACCGTCCCCACGGTGGAGGAAATCTGCGTGGAGCAGAACCTGCTGGGCTACATCAAGAGCGGCGCTGCCGTCGAATACTCCGCGGAATCCTACACCGAAAAGGACGACCTGGGCCGCGTTTCCAAGATCGTCACCATCGACGAGGAGCTCATTGTCAAGATGGGCCTGATTACCTGGAACGGCACCACGCTGCAGCAGCTTATTGATCGCTGCAAGGTTGAGGAAAAGGACGGCAAGCGCATCACCAAGATCGGCGGCGCTGGCAACGCCCAGGGCAAATATTACGTTATTTGCCTGCACCACATCGACCCCGTGGACGGCGACCTGTGGGTGCTGATCGTGGGCCGCAATACGGCGGGCCTGACCCTGACCCTGGCCAAGGACGAGGGCACCCTGCTGGAGCCTGAGTTCACCGCGCTGCCCCAGGACGAGGACGGCACCCTCTGCCAGCTGATCGAGGCCATCCCCGCAGCCTAACACAATACCAGCAGCGGGGCCTGGCCCCGCTGCAATTCCAACATAGGAGGAAAACACAATGGCGAGAGTGCTGGATTTTAACAAGGTCCAGAGTTCTTTTCTGGACATTACCCTGAGAGACAAGAACCGCACCGTCGTGCACCTGGACCTGCCCATGGAGGCGCTGGTCAATGAACTGGAAAACATGCAGGGCGAGCTGGACAAGATGAAGTCCGGCAACAAGGAGGGCGTGGACGCAATTTACGACCTGGGCGCCCGGCTGATGAACTGCAATTTCGACTATTTCACCACCACCGGCGAGGAGCTGCGCACCAAGTACGGCATGAACCTGGTGCTCATGATGGCCTTTTTCACTACCTATATGGGCGGCATTAAGGAGCTGTCCGGCGCAAAAAACTGAGGCTCCCGTGCAACCCATTCTATAAGGGGGACACGGGAGGCCACGAATATGAAACAGCCAGCTATTTTCGCAAGCTGGTGGCAGATTACACCGGGCTGAGTTTCCTGGAAATCAGCCGGCTGCCATATCTGCAATATTTGGTCTGGCGGCGTGACGCATGGATACACATGCTAAGCCGCACAGAGGTGGGCCAGGATTATCTGGACGAGGCGTGGCGCCTGGAGCAGACGGAACCTGACCGGCCCGCCCTGCGTGCGAAATTTGGAAAAAAGGAGGGGTAAACAGTGGCAAGCAATACTATTAAGGGCCTGACCGTCGAAATCGGCGGCGATACCACGAAACTGGGCAAAGCCATCAAGGACGTGGAGGCACAGTCCCGCAGCCTTTCTAAAGAGCTGGGCGACATTAACAAGCTGCTGAAACTGGACCCCGGAAACACCGAGCTGCTGGCCCAAAAGCAGAAAGTGCTGGGCGAGGCGGCCGAGGCTGCTGCCAAAAAGCTGGAGACCCTGAAAGAGGCCGAAAAGCAGGTGCAGCAGCAGTTTGAGCGCGGCGAGGTATCCGAGGAGCAGCTGCGGGCCCTGCAGCGCGAGATCGTGGCCACGGAAAACAAAATGAAGGGCTACGAAAAGGCGGCCAAGCAGACCGGCGAGCAGCTGGAAAACCTGGGCCATGGCGCAGACGAGGCCGGCGACGGCCTGGGCGAGACCGGCGACGAGGCAAAAAAGTCCGCCAAAAAGGTGGACGACTTTGCCGACGCTGCCGACGACGCCGACCAGGCCAGCGGCAACCTGGGCAGCACCCTGGCCGGCGCTGCAAAGACCGGCTTTGCCGCCGTCGCTGCTGCTGCGGCTGCTGCCGTCGCCGGACTGGTGGCCGCGGCTGAATCTACCCGCGAGTATCGCACCGAAATGGGCAAGCTGGACGCCGCATACACAGCGGCAGGCAAGTCCACCGCTGTGGCCTCTGAGGCGTACAAAACCCTTTATGGCATCATCGGAGAAACCGACCAGAGCGTGGAGGCTGCGCAGCAGATCGCGCTGCTGGCAAAGTCCGAGGAGGACGTGGCAAAATGGGCCGACCTGGCCGCCGGCGTCGTCGGCCGCTTTGGCGACGCCCTCATGCCCGAAACTTTCTACGAAAGTGCAAACGAAACTTTGAAACTGTCCGAGGCCACCGGGTCCTATGTGCAGTTATTGGAGGGCGTGGGCATGGACGTGGAGACGTTCAACGCCGGCCTGCAGGCATGCACCACCGAGCAGGAAAAACAGGCGTACATGCTGGCCATCACCCAGCAGGCCCTGGGCGCTGCCGGTGACGCCTACAAGGAGGCCAACGCGGAGGTTATCCGCGCAAACCAGGCAAATGACGCCTGGATGCAGTCCCTGGCGGGCGTGGGCGGCGCTATTGAGCCGATTATCACGGATATTAAGCTCATGGGCGCGTCCCTGCTGTCCGAGGCTGTGCCGGGCGTCCATGCCCTGGCTGAGGCATTCCGGGGCATGATGAACGGCGAGGAGGGCGCAGCCGGCGACTTTGCCGCCGCCATCTCTGGCATGGTTTCGGGCCTGATTTCCAAGATCACCGAGGCGCTGCCCGGTATCGCGCAGCTGGGCCTGTCCATCATCACCACGCTGGCCACGTCCCTGGTGCAGCAGCTGCCCACGCTGCTGACCACCGGCGGCCAGATCGTCGCGCAGCTGCTCAACGGCATTGCCACCAACCTGCCCAGCATGGCCCAGGGCGCCCTCAATGCGCTGTCTGGCTTTGTCAGCGGGCTGCAGACCAATCTGCCCCTGGTCCTGGCAAAGGGCCGGGAAATCCTGCTGAACCTGGCCACGGGCATCAAAAACAACCTGCCCAGCCTGGTCTCCCAGGCCCTGGACATTATTATGAATTTCGCCCAAACCATCTACGACAACGCGCCCAGCCTGATAAAGACAGGCTTTGACGTGCTGAGCAATTTGGTGCAGGGCATCCTGGACAGCCTGCCCGTGCTGCTGTCCAAAGCGCCGGAAATTATCAGCAAGTTTGCCAACGTTATCAACGATAATTTCCCGACCATCCTCAAAAAAGGCGCTGAGCTGATTCTCCAGATCATCAAGGGCATCATTTCGGCCATCCCGACGCTGATTTCCAATATTCCCAAAATCATCACGGCCATTGTGGACGTGTGGGAGGCTTTTAACTGGCTGAACCTGGGCAAAAAGGCCATCACGGCGCTGAAAGACGGCGTCCTCAAAATGGTGGGAGCGGTCAAGTCTGCCGGCACTAAGATCATGCAGGGCGCAGTAAACGCCGTGAAAAATCTGCCCGCGAGCCTGGCCAACTTTGGCAAGAACGCAGCCGGCGGCCTGGGCAAGGCCCTGAGCGCTGGCGTGACCACTGTCAAAAATGGCGCGGTGAAAATTTTCAACGGCATCCTGGCCGCCTTTAAGGGCCTGCCGGCCAAGCTGCTGAGCGTCGGCAAGGACCTGGTCAAGGGCCTTTGGAACGGCATTTCCGATATGACCGGCTGGATTATCGGAAAAATCCAGGGCTTTGGCAGCTCTGTCCTGAACGGCATTAAATCGTTTTTCGGCATCAAGTCCCCGTCCAAGGTCATGGCCAAAGAGGTGGGCCACTGGCTCCCTGCTGGTATGGCTGAGGGCATCGAGGGCAACACCAAGAGCGCAATCAAGTCCATGGAGGGCATGGCCCACGACGCGCTGGCAGCTGCCAACCGGGAGCTGGCCACGGCGAGCCTGTCCGCTCCCATCGGCTTTAATGGTCTGGCTATGGAGCGCAGCCTGCAGACCCGCACGACGGCCGCACAGACGGCTGCAGCGACTGCCGGCGGTATGCTGGACAAGCTGGACCGGATCCTGGCAGCCATTGAGCGCGGCCAGATTATCACCATCGACGGCAAGCAGCTGATCGGCGCGACCGCTGCCGGATATGACAACACACTGGGCCAGCGTCGCGCGCTGGTGGCAAGGGGGGCTCTGTAAATGCAGAAAAGAACAATCAAGCTGGGCGACTATGACACGGCCGCCCACGGTCTCTGGACCCTGACCGGGCTGGAGTTCCCCGAGCCGGACCCTGTCGAGAACCTGGTCCAGGTTTTCGGCCGGGTCATGGGCCCGCTGGACCTCAGCACGGTAACGACCAACGGCGAGCCCCGGTACGGGTCCCGCAGCCTTCGCGCCACTCTGGAAAGTTCTGAGGGCGACCGGCTGGCCCGTGAGGCCCGGATCTCCGACATGGTCAACCAGCTGCACGGGCAGCGCGTGAACATCGTGCTGCCCGACCATCCGCAGCACTACGCCACCGGCCGGCTGACTGTCCGGGAGCTCTACAACGACCTGGCCCACGCGTCCGTCGAGGTGGCGGGCGTCTGTGAGCCGTGGCTGTACGCCATGGACGAGACCGCGGTGCGGCTGCCGGCTACGACCGCAGAACAGACCGCCACGCTGCGCAACTCCGGCGCCATGCCTGTGACGCCGCTGGTGACTATCTCCGGCGACGGCGCGGCCTTCCTGCTGCGGTATGGCGCGAATAGCTGGACCCTGTCCGCGGGCGACTACAAGCTGCCCGCGTTGCGGCTGACCCCCGGCGACCACGCCGTCACCTTCGGCGGCACCGGGTCCGCCGTTATTACCTACAGAGAGGCGGTGCTCCGATGATCGTGGAAGCATACGCGGACGGCCTGACCGTCTACGATAGCCGGATGGTGGACGACTACCCGCTTCTGGGTCTGAAGGCCACCATCGGCCTGAATAAGGGCGGCACGGCGCAGATCGTCATGCCCCCCGGCCATCCTGCATACAGCCGGTTTACCAGTTACCGCACGGCGGTCGAGATTTACCGGGACGGCGTCCTGCTGTTCCGTGGCCGGGCACTGTACCCGGAAGACGATTTTTATAATCGCCGGACCATCACTTGCGAGGGCGAGCGGTGCTTCCTGCGGGACTCTGTTACGCGTCCCTATCTCTACCAGGACACCCCCGCGGCGATTTTCGCCGAGCTCATCGCGCAGCATAACCTCCAGGTGGATGAGTTCAAGCAGTTCCGGGTCGGCACCGTGACCGTCACGGATCCCAACGACTACGTCCGGCTGGAGAGCTCCAACGCTGAGCAGACCGCGGACACCATCGACAAGCTGGTGGAGCGCTGCGGCGGCTATATCGTTTTTACCACCGACGCCGAGGGCTGGCGGGTCATCAACTGGCTGGCTGAGCTGGGCTACCGCAGCAGCCAGCCCATCGAGTTCGGCGAGAACCTTCTGGACTTCGCCCGCAGCGGTGAAAGTCCCGACCTGGCCACCCGCATCATCCCCTACGGTGCCAAGGACGAGGAGACCGGCGAGCGCGTCACCATCGAAAGCGTGAACGACGGCCTGGACTACATCCAGGACGACGAGGCGGTAGCCTTGCGCGGCATCATCACCAAGCCCGTCTATTATGACGACGTAACCGAACCGGCCAATCTGCTGGTCAAGGCCCAGAAGGACCTGGCAGCCAGTAAAATGATTATCACGGCCCTGGAGCTGTCCGCGGTGGACCTGTCTGCCATGAACCAGGACATCGGCTCCTTCCAGGTGGGCGACCTCATCCCCGTGACCAGCGCGCCGCATAACGTCGATGATGATTTTCAGCTGCAGCAGCGGACCTACGACCTGCTGGACCCCGCGCAGGACAAGGTGGTCCTGGGCAAGGATCTCACGACCCTGACCGGCGCCGACGTGGCCGGCGACCGTGACACCATGAACCAGCTGCACCGGACTGAGCACCAGATCAAGGCGGATTATACGCTGGGCATCGCCCAGGCGGTGGCGTCTACCATGTCCACCCTGTCCAGCCTGATCCAGCAGACCAGTGAGTCCATCATGCTACAGGTTTCTGAGACCTACGCCGTCAACGATGAGGTGCAGTCCCAGATCTCCACCGCCATGACCCAGCTGGCCGACTCTTTCAATTTTGAATTTGAAAGCCTGCGGGCGGTAGTGGATGAGAACGACGCAAGCAACCGGGAGCAGTTTGAAACCATCCACAAATATATCCGGTTTGTGGACGGCAATATTATCCTGGGCGAGGACGGCAACGCGCTGGTGCTGCGCATCGAAAACGACCGAATCAGTTTCCTGGACGGCGGCGCGGAAGTCGCTTATTTCTCCAATAAGCAGCTTTTCGTTACGGACGGGCATTTTCTCAACTCCCTGCGGGTCGGCAAATTTGCCTGGATTCCGCGCGAAAATGGCAATCTATCTCTGGTAAAGGTGGGCGACTAAATGGCGGTAAAGATAGCAATTTCAATCACGCAAAACAGTCAGAACGTCGCCAATAACACCTCCAACGTGACGGTGAAGGTGACCGCGTCCTGGACGTATGGCTCATATAACAAGCTGGATAAACCTGGCTGGCTGACCATCGACGGCACCAAGTACACATTTACCTCCCCGTTTAACACGGGCCAGACAACGAGCGGCAGCGGCACGCTATTCACCAAAACGGTGAACGTAACGCACGGCACGACCGGCACCAAGACGCTGTCCTGCTCCGCGTCCTATACGTCAGGCGTCAGCAGCGGCACGGTGACCGCGTCGGCATCCAAGACGCTGACCACCATCCCCCGGGCCACCACGCCCACCGTGTCCAGCTCCAGCGTGAACATGGGTAGCGCGGTGACAATCAACACGCCCCGGGCCAGCTCCAGCTTTACGCATGACCTGGCGTACAGTTTCGCCGGCGCGTCCTATGTGAGCATTGCCACCGGCGTGGGCACGTCCTACAGCTGGACCACGCCCGACCTGGCCAGCAAGATCCCGAGCGCCACCGTCGGCACGGTGACCATTCGCTGCATCACCAAAAACGGCTCCACTACCATCGGCACAAAGACGGTCACCATGACCCTAAAGGTGCCCGCGTCGGTGGTGCCTACCATTTCCGCCGTGGCGACTGTGGAGGCCACCAGCGGCCTGGCTGCACAGTTTGGGGCATTTATCAAGGGTAAGTCCAAGATAAAAGCCACCATCACCGCAGCCGGCGCCAAAGGCTCCACCATCAAGTCCTACAGCACGACTTTCAACGGCAGGACCTACACCGGCAGCAGCTGGACGTCGTCTGCTGTATCCGCCAGCGGCTCCCTGAGCCTGGTTACAACGGTAACCGACACCAGAGGCCGCACGGCAAAAAAGACCACCACCGTCACGGTGCTGGACTATTCCAAGCCCATCATCGACACGTTGCATGTGTACCGCGTGGACGCTGACGGGAACGCTGCCGACGACGGCACATATATCGCGGTGCGGTATAAATACAGCGTCACGTCCCTGAATAGTAAGAACACGGCCAGCATGGCCATCCTGTACAAGCGGTCCACGGAAACCGAGTGGGCGGAGCTGCTGACCGGGACGGCGCTGAGCGCTGACACCACGGTGCTGCCTGAAAGTCCGACATTTTCCACGGACTACCAGTACGACGTGCGGCTGACCCTGTCCGACTACTTTGGAGCGGCCAGCCTGTACACCGCGATGCTGCGGTCCGGCGCGGTCATCATAGACATAGGCGCAGACGGTGACTGTATTGGCATCGGTGAAACGGCCCAGTTTCCCGGCCACGTCGGCGTCGCCTGGACGCTGAAAACCAAGCACGGCGAGATCCCGCGCGACGCGCTGGTTATCCCGGCCGCCGCCAACATGGACGACTACACCACGCCTGGCTATTATGTTTTTTCCTCCGCGGCCAGCTCCACCATCACCGGCCTGCCCTTTACTGCCGGCAGCGGATCCGTGGAGATCATCCGGGAGGGCGACTACAACCAGGTGCGGCAGGTCGCAACCCGTTGTTCCGACGTGGTCCGCGAAATTTGGGAACGGCTGTATTATTCCAACGCCTGGCACGAATGGCGCTGCGTCTACAAGGGCGGCACCGGCCGGGTGCTGTGGTCCGGCGGCTATTACATGACCGCAGGGCACACCATCGCGCTGTCTGAACCGGTGAGCGAGCAGCCCACGGGCATCATGCTGGTATTTTCTGAGTATGCGGACGGCGCGGCGGTAGACTCCACATGGTTACACCAGCCCATTCTCAAGGAGTGGGTGGCGCTGCATCCGGGCAAGGCGGAGTGCGTCCAGCTGAGCACCAGCAACCTGGCATATTTTGCCACCAAATACCTGTATATCCACGACGACAAGATTGTCGGCCACAATAACAACAACCTGACCGGCACCGGCGCCTGTGGTATCACCTACACAAACAACCGTTTCGTGCTGCGGTACGTTATCGGTTTTTGAGAAAAGGAGGCCAACCCTGTGAAAATATTAACCGAAAACGGGCTGAGCTATTTCTGGCAGTGGGACACCGGCCAGAAAATCACCGTCGTGGGTGACGAAGTCTGCGGCCACGCGCTGCTCAGCAACGTGCCCAATGGCACCGCGCTGCGCGTCCCCATCGTGGACGAGGGCGGCACGCGGACCGTCGCCGTGCCCGACATCCTGCTGCAGCGGGCGGAGCCCATCGTCGTGCACCTCTGCCAGTGTGAGGCGGACGGCAGCACGACCACCAACCACAGCCAGCGTTTTCCCGTCCTGGCCCGTGCTAAGCCTGCCGACTACGTCTACACCCCCGAGGAGATCAAGACCTGGGAGGAGCTGGCGCAGCGGGTGGCGGCGCTGGAGAAAAACGGACCCGACGCGGCTGCCCAGATCACTATGCTGGTCGAAGCCGATATGCTCCCGGCAGTGCATGACGCTTCCGGGGCAATCCTGACCGACGAAAACGGTAAAATCATCCTGAGATATTGAGGAGGAAAACACAATGGCTGAGAAAATTGAATTTATTCCCGCAAGCGAACTTCCCGAAGCCGAGGGCGACGAGGTTTCTGTCCTGTGCCTGGAAGATGGCGAACTGAAGCAGAAGCCCGCTAACGGTCTGGGCGGCGGTGGTTTTATGGAAGTTGATATCACTTTGAGCGATACTAACTTCTATTCCGGTACGGCGACCTTTTCCAAGACATACGAGGAAATCAAAGAAGCGCTGGATAAAGGCTTATTTGTGATGGGCTGGGTAAAGCAGTCCCAGTTTACTGGCGAATATCCGCATCACTATAACGCAGGTTATATTAAGCCTGTTTTCCCGAAATATTCGGCAGATATCAACGGCGGCACGATTTTCTTCATTTCCTCCAACGAAGCCATAGCTAGTATTTATATCCAAGCAGACGGCACTACAGGTGTTTACCTGGACTAACGCTGGAGAGAGGGTGAAAATCTATGAATCTGATTTTACAGGCGATTAAATCCCTGTTCCGCAAGATCGAAAACCGCAATTCGCAGACTACTTCCGCACTATCCAAGCGAATCGGGGCCGCCCAGACCGCGGCTGAGAACGCCCAGACTGCGGCTGAGAACGCCCAGACTGCGGCCGATAACGCCCAGACCGCGGCTGAGAACGCCCAGGCTGCAGCAGACAACAACACCAGTAATAGGCCGTTACTGGTGCGCTTTTATGAGGAGGATTCTTACCTTTGTGCGACCCACAAACCGAAACAAATAAAAGAGGCCCTGGCCGCGGGCCGTGTGGTGATGATGTACGACGGTTATGACGTGTTTTTTCCCGTCAGTTTTGCAGGCAGTGAGCTGAACATCGGACAAGCATACAATACCTCCACGGATAGCGTCAGAAGCGGCAAAATCGACCACCGCGGCCGGGTTTTTTTATTCGATGAATAACACGAAATAAAAGTTCCGAAAGGAGGAGATAAACGTGCCTAATATCAATATCACGGTGGCGGGCAAAATCGCCACCAACACCACCACGGACGTGGTCATTGTCTGCGGTAATAGTGACTATACCGTGACGTTTGACCTGGACGCGGAGTGGGCAGCGGAGACCGACAGAACCGCCCGGTTTAGCTATATCCGGGACGGCCGGCTCCGTTACAAGGACCAGCCGTTTCAGGGCAACACGGTGGCCGTGCCCAAGCTGTCCAACGTGCGGCAGGTGACCGTCGGCGTATATGCCGGCACCCCTGACGACCCCGGCGACCTGCACACCTCTACCCCGGCTGCCATTTTGTGCAAGCTGTCCACCCTCTGCGGCGACGCCGTGGAGGAGATCACCCAGGAGGAAAAGGACGGCCTGGTGGCACAGATGGGCGACCTGGCAGCCCTGGAGACCACCGCCAAGTCCAGCCTGGTGGCGGCCGTCAACGAGGTGAGACGGACCGCAGCCGCGGGTGGCGGTGCATCGGGCGGTAATGAAATTGCTTCGAACTATGTCGAAATCGGTGCATTGCCGTACACTGTGGGAAATGTTACCGAGTTGTACCTTGAACCGTCTGAGGACTGTTCGCTGGTCATCGGTGGCAGCGATGGTAACAACCTGATCGCAGACCTCAAAACGAACCACACGCCGAACAATAACTCCGTAATCGAGGGGCTTCTCAGCGAGGAATATGTTGGAACGCACACCGTTATTTTGACGGCGACGGCAACCAATACGGGCAACAATTTCTATGATGTATTTACCGTTGAGGGGCTGACCGTCGGCAGGGAATACACATTTTCCTGTACCGTTGACCTCTCCGGCGTGACTGGTGCGGCATATGCGAGAATTGCAGTGGGTGGCGATACGGGTTTGGGTTCTCTGGGCGGGGCATACTGCCAGACTTCCGGCGAACGGTACGCCGTTACCTTTACGGCAACCGCAGAAACGGCAAAAATCCAGCTTTTCCTGTGGACTGGCAGCAAAGTGGCGGTTGGTGACGCTATTACATTTTCCAACTGTCTGCTCTGTGAGGGCACGTCAACAACTTTCGGTTCTGCGGTCACCTACACCCTCACGGCTGGCGAAAAGACGAGGGTCCTGTTCTCTGAGGGGGACACAATCCCGGCAGTTGACGGCGTCACCGTTACGGTTTACAAATACGCCGGAAGTGCGGGCGGTGGATTGTTCGTATTCCTGGGTGACTCCATCCCGTGTTTTGACTCCAACACCGGCGGCACTGGTGCAATCCCGGACTACCTGCGCGAAAAGTGCGGCGGTACATGGAAAAATTTTTGTGTAGGCGGCACAACCATGTCCGCATATCGCACCACCGGAAACGGCTATGAGCATTTCACACTGGACGCCTGGGCGGAGTCAATCGCCGCCGGGGACTTCTCAAGCCAGGAGCAGGGCGTCACCGATGGAGCGGCTGCTGGGTCCACGTCTTATTCCATCTCCAAAAAGGTGGGCGACGCCAAGGCGCTCGACTGGAACGCAGTAAAACGGATTTTCCTGGCTTATGGTACGAACGACCTGGCCTACGGCGTGTCTGAGGTGGGAACTGTGGCAGATCCCGCCGCCAAGAATGGAACCATGTGCGCCGCCCTGCGGTATGCCGTGCAGACCATCCAGACGGCGTATCCCACTATCGAAATCGTTGTGTGTGGCATCATTTACAGATATGCGGACAGTCCCTCCGTGGCTGCTATCATCGCCGCAAATGAGGCGATTCGGGCGACCTGTGAGTCCATCGGCGTCCCCTTTGTCCCTCTGTTTGAAAACATGGGCGTAAATCAGTGGAACCGGGCGGCGTTTTTGTATGACGGCACCCATCCCAACGCGGCAGGCAAGGAACGTTATGCGGACACCGTCCAGCGGTGCCTCCGTCTGTAAGTAGTTCGCATCCACAATCGAAACCAAGCCCCGCCTGGGTGGCGGGGCAACACCAAAGGAGGAAACATCATGGCAGTAAAAACCTATACCAAGGGCAGCGCGGAAAAGCTGTCCGAAAATTTCCGTGTCCGCGAGTTTTCCTGTAAGGGCAGCGGCTGCTGCAGCACCACCCTGGTGGACGACAAGCTGGTGGACTACCTCCAGCAGATCCGGGACCACTTTGGCAAGCCGGTGACCGTCACCAGCGGCCACCGCTGCGCCAAGCACAACAAGAGCGTGGGCGGCGTGACCGCATCCCGGCACATGAAGGGCCAGGCCGCTGACATCGTGGTGGCCGGCGTCAAGCCTGCAGAGGTGGCCAAGTACGCGGAGAGTATCGGCGTCAAGGGTATCGGCCTCTATGAGAGCGCCAAGTCTGGCTATTTTACCCACATCGACACCCGCACCAAAAAGGCGTTTTGGTACGGCTCCGAGCAGGCGTACCGCTCCACCTTTGGCGGCGCTCCCGTGACGCCCGCACCCGCGCCCGGTGCCCCCCAAAAGGCAGAACCCGCCAAGAACTACGACGAGGCCAAGGCCGGCGCCTATAAGGTCAAGACCAAGGGCGGCAAGCTGCGCCTGCGCGCCGGCGCATCCACCTCCAAGGCCATCCTGGACACCCTGGACAACGGCGCAAAGGTCCACTGCTACGGCTACTATACCGGCGCCTGGCTGTATGTGCAGACGGCTGACGGCCTGGTCGGCTACTGCCACAGCAGCTACCTGGCCAAGGTGTAAAGGGGGACGGGCCTGTGGAGTTACTGGAGAACATGCCGCCCGGCCAGATCGTCGCGGTGGTGGTTGGCCTGCTGCTGGGCGCCGCCGCCGCCATCAACCAGCTGGGCAGCGCCGTGGAGAAGATCGCCAAGGCGGTGAAAACTGCCAAGGCCCCCAACGAGGAGCAGGACAAGCGCCTGGACGAGCTGGAGAAATGGCGCAAGCACATCGACGCCGCCCTCATCCGGGACTTGAAACGCTTTGAAAGCCTGGACAACGGCGAGCGCGTCACCCAGCGGGCCCTCCTGGCCCTGCTGGACCACGGCATTGACGGCAACAACGTCGAGCAGATGCAGCGCGCCAAAGAGGATCTGCAAAACCATCTCATTAACCGATAAAAGGAGGAGCACACCATGGAGTTTATTCTGGAAATCATCAACACCTACGGCCTGGAGCTCATCGGCACCGCCCTCATTGCCCTGGGCGGCATCCTGGGCAAGGTAGCCACCAAGCTGGCCACTAAGTACATCAATACCAAGATCAAGCGCGAGATCGCCCGCACCGTCGTGCAGGGCGTGGAGCAGTGTTACCGCGCCCTGGGCGGCCCTGAAAAGCTGGCCAAGGCCATGGAGGCAGCCGCCGACATGCTGGCCGCTGAGGGCATCACCGTCACCGAGCTGGAGCTGCGCATGCTGCTGGAGGCAGCGGTGGGCGAATTTAACGACGTTTTCGCCTACCCCATCCTGGATGGCATCGCCGTGGAGGATATGACCGACGACCAGCTGCGCAGCGTGCTGCAGCAGATGGGCCTGTCCCATACCTACACCGACGGCCTGACCCGGGAGCAGCTGCTGGCCGAGCTGGACAACCTGGCCGCTGCTGCCGAATAATCCCATACATACCAAAGCCCCGACCACCCCGGCCGGGGCTTTTTGTGCGCCCTGGCGTATACCACAAATGGTATAAAACTATACAAAACCGGGCCCGAAACTTTGTGTATTCTGCGAATTGTAAAATATACCATAAATGGTATAATAGCACCATAAGGAACGACACCCCACAACACCAGGAGGAAACGAAAATGATTAAGATTTACCGCGAGTACCACTACGTTAAAAGCGAACAGCGCAAGCTGCGCGAGACCGGCTATGCTGCCATTTCCTACACCGACCACTACACCGGCGAGCCCGAAGTTGAGGGCCGCAAGATCGACGGCACCGAGGACTTTACCCTGGAGCGCTGGCGCGAGCAGGTCACCAACCGCGAGGTCTACCAGCCCACCGGCAAGCTGAACAAGGGCAACAAGATGATTTGGGAGCACACCCGCCGCGTATACGCCAGAACCGCAGCCGACTGTGGCAAGATCGCCCGTCTGGTCCTGGGCAAGAAAATCAGCGTCCGCCAGTATTAAGAAAGACCTGGGCCGGGCAACCGGCCCACCAGATAAAGAAAGGAGTACAACATGGCAAGCATTAGAAAAGCAGCACAGTGGGTCCTGGACGACTGCCGGGACGGTATCGGCTGGGTAGCGATTTGGAAAGAGGGCCGCAGCTGGGAGAGCGAACGTATTTACGGCGTGGACTTTGACGAGCCCACCAACACCGCAACGATTGACGACCCCGAGGAGCTGGAGCGGCTGCAGGCCATCCTGGCCATTGACCCCCATGCAATCATTGTAAACGGTTATTACTACAACCTGGGCGACTGCGAGTGCATGACCCGCGACACCCTGGCCAACGCCCTCCGCTGGCAGTACGAACTGCAGCACGCCACCGTGGCCAATTTCCTGGAGAATATTGTGCAGGCTGCACAGGAGCCCGCCGCCGATGCGGAGCAGATCGCGTCCACCGACCTGGACGAAATGCACAAAAACGAGGAGCCCGCAGAGGACGAGGACATGGCAGCATGGCGCCGCCAGGAGCGCACCGTCACCCTGACCAATGACCAGTGGAGCCGCCTGGTTTGTTATCTGCTGCAGACCACCAAACACCGCGAGGGAGAGCGGGACGCATGGCTGAGCCTGGCAGAGGAAAAGAACCCGGACGGGACCCCGAAATTTGAGAAAGCGGACAGCAATGCAGCATACTGGCAGGAGGTCATTGACGACCTGGCCGCCATGCTGCCCAAGCTGGACGGAATGGAGGTATAAACATGACAACTGATAAATTCTTTTCTGATTTTCTGGCCAAGCTGGCCAGCCTGGAGCGGCTGGGGGATAAATACTGGGCCAAGCAGGAACGGGCGGAGGCAGCCGGCGACACGGCAAAGGCCGCAAAGATGGACCACAAAATGGATTGCATCAGCGCCGAAATTGAGGGCATGCTGAACACCCTGCGCATGCTGGGCTATGTGGTCCAGTACCAGCCCAACCCCGTCATTGTGGAGGTGTAAACATGGGCGAAAAACTGAGAGAGGCCCGGCAGCGTGCCGGCATGACCCAGGCACAGCTGGCTGCGGCCATCGGATGCAAGCAGAAAGACGTGAGCCGCTGGGAGGCCGGCCAGATCGAGCCCGGCGTGCTGACCGTCAAGAAAATGGCCCAGGTCCTGGGCTGCAGCATGGACGACCTGGTATAAATACAAGCCGCTGCGGGTCAGCCTGTGGCGGCTTTTTGCTGCTGTGCAACATACCCAAAAGGGTATAAAAATAGACAAGAAACGGCCCGCATCTTTGTGCATTATCCCATCTTGAAAATATACCCAACAGGGTATATTATAAGGCCATAAAGAACAACACCCCACCCCACACAAAGAAAGGAAATACACCATGAAAAATATCAACGAAGAAATCCACTGCATCGAGGCCGAACTGGACGCCATCAATGCAGAGTACGACGCAGCCCAGGCTGCATACGACGAGTACGAGCAGAACCCCGAAAACTGGAAATCCCCCGACTATTCCGCCCGCCTGGAGGAACTGCATGATGCAATCTGCGCCGCCGCCGACAAGACAAGAGAACCCTATGAGCGCCTGAGAGCCGCCAAGGCCAAGAAAATGGCCACCACCCCCATGGGCCGCCTGTTTGCTGACCTGCAGGCCCGGAATAAGTAAACGCCCAGGGCCCGACCACCGGGCCCACCCACAGAAAGGAGATAAAATGAAATTTGGAATGTACAACCTTCCCACCACTAACCTGCAGATCCGCTGCATCGACGGCCATTTTGAGTACGTCAACCCCGCTCACTATAGCCGGTACACCCCCGGCACCGCCGCCCACTGGCAGGCAATCCTGAACGCACCCGGCTGCGAGGCACCCCGCGCCGACGTGCTGGCAAAGCTGGCAGCCAGCGGCAGCCTGAGCACCTACTGCCGCGCCGTCGCCCGGACGTTGTACAGCGTTCCCGACGAAGTGGAGCTGTACCAGCCCGGAGATTTTGACGTTAATCTGTAAGGAGGCATAAACATGGGCGAAAAACTGAGAGCGGCCCGCAAGGCCGCAGGGCTGTCCCAGGTGGAGCTGGCCGAAAAGGTGGGCTGTCACCAAAAGGACATAGCACGCTGGGAGGCTGGCCGGGAACCCAAGGCGCTGACCCTGAAAAAGCTGGCCCAGGCACTGGGCTGCAGCATGGACGACCTGGTATAAATACAAGCCGCTGCGGGTCAGCCTGTGGCGGCTTTGGTTATATGTGCATCATGGGTGGGCGTGTGAACCTGCACACCCATCAACTGCACATTTTGCGCGGCCGATTACAGCCGCAGCGAAATGCGCAGCGTGAACGGCGTAACCGCTCCTTTTACGACCCGGCGCCGGTTTTCTTTGTCGCTGGGAACGCTGGTGTATTCGATATGGTCCACGATGGCCTTTAAGACTTTGTTTTGTTCTCCAGGGGTGGCGGCATCATCCCGCAGTATATCAATAGCGGCCTGCAAGGCCATGACCCGCTCTGCATAGTCCACAGACTGAGGCAGGGCGCTTTTTGCTTTATATATGGCCGCCTGGCATTCGTCCATTTTCTCCCGCAGGGCAGCGTTTCGACGGTCGAAAAGGTCCTGGGAATACTTTTTCGTTTCCAGCAGTTCATACTGTGTTTCTTCCTGGGCCCGGTATTCCTCCATTTGCGCCTCCAGCTTTACGAGCAGGCGCTGCTGGATCTTCCTGGCGTCCCCGTCACCGTTCTGGACTTTGAGCTGCAGCGCCGGCAGCTCTGCCTCCTCCAGGGCCACCACAACCGCGTCTATCAGGGCCCCGGCCTTTACGGACTTGAAACACGGCGGCCGCTCTTTGCAGGTGTATCTGTCCTCCGCGTGTTTATACGGATGCAGGGCCATGGCGCGGCCGCATTTGCTGCAGAATAGCAGGGCGGCAAGCGGATTTTTCAAATCCTTTGACGGGTCCACCCGCGGATTACGCGCCACCAGGGCCTGAGCGGCCGCCCACGTCTCCCGGTCAATAATCCCCGTGTGTTTACCCTCTGCAATTATTTGCTCCTCCTCTGGCTGCGCCAGGCGTTTCTTGACTATCTTTCCATTCTCCAGCACCGGCGTGTGCTTTTTCTGATTAAATGCCACATAACCAGCATAGTGCGGATTCCGCAGCATGACGCGGACGCTGTCCTTTTTCCATTTGTCAATCCTGGCCGGCTTTACTCCCATTTCGTTGAGCCTGCATGCTATCTGGTACGGCGTCGCGCCCTGATTGACGTACATATCAAAGGCGAGCTGTACCACCGGCGCCTGATCTTCGTTTATCTCCAGCGTGTGGTCCTTGCCTATGACTATTTTGTTATAACCATAGGGTGGGTGGTTACCGATGAAACAACCGCGCTTTACGGCTGCCACGCGCCCCCTGAAAAGTATTTCCTTTGTATACTCAAGGAAGTCATTGCCGCGCAGCAATTCGTCCTTGAAAAATTTCCGCTCCATTTTGTTTTCCAGGTCATAGGTCATGTATGGAGTTGCCACGACGCTGTGAGAAAAGCGGAAACTGTCTATTATTTTAGAGCAGTCCGCCAGGTCACCACGGGACAGCCGGGACGGCTCCATGACAATGACGCCAGCCACAGCCGGGTCCTCTATCCTGGCCAGGATCTTCTTTATTTCCTCCCGGGCGTCGATGGATTCACCGCTGACAATTTCCCGGTATATATTTTCCTCTGGGATACGCTGCCCCAGCTCCCGCTCTGCCCATTCCTGCAGCTGCGCCTCATGTTTGGCCAGGACCTCCTCCACCGTTTCGTTTGGATCATCCTGCCGTGATTTACGCAGGTATAACAACCATGTTTTGTGTAGTGTTACCATTCATATCATCCCCATTTTTCGAGTGTTTTTCTGTGGTGCTGTGCTGCCTGGATACTGGAAACATTTACAGGTAGATTCCAAAATTGACGGATTGTATAATGTTTTCAGAAAGTTAATACAGAACGCGTGTTCTGTCCGCCCCCGGAAATTATGAATCGAGGTGCCGCTATGAAAGAAATGTTAAAAACACAACTAATCCAATACATAGAGAAAATGGACGAGTACCAGCTGCATATTGTGCTGGGCTTTATAAAGAAACTTTTCGGCTTCGACGACTGACGCGTTTGCGTTAGTCTTTTTTTGTTTTTGCGGCCAATGACGCCACCAGCGCCCTGACCGTTGCCTGATCGCCGGCGGACAGGCTCAGGAAGTCCTGCACCATTTCCATGGTGCCCGGGTCCATGAGTACCTGGGCAGCCACAGCACCCAGGCCCTGCAGATCCTCCGCCGGCTTTTCGTCCCATCCCATCAAATAAGGGACGGACACGCCCAGCGCCTCCGCAAGGCGGACGATAATTTTCTGAGATACAGGGCGGCCGTTTTCGATTTTGTTTATTGACACACGCGACCTGTACCCCATGCGTTTGGCAAGCTCATCCTGGGTAAGTCCCAGCGCCTCCCGCCTGCAGCGTACTCTATCGGATAATTCCATATAATCACCTCCACTTGAAGTATAACTACCTTGTAAACAAAAAGCAACAAAAACGAAAATGATAGTTGACAAATGCGCTTACGTAGTTTAATATAGCACTGTAAGCAAAAATGATTACAAAACGTATTGCGAATACTACTGAAAGGAGGCGCTGCCGGCATGACCAACACCACGCTGCTGGAAAAGCTGATAAAGGCCAGCGGCCTGAAACTGTCTTTTATTGCCCAAAAGTTAGGCATCACCAGACAGGCGCTATACAAGAAGATCAAGGGCCTGGTGCAGTTTGTCGGTCCAGAAATCAAAATCATGTGTGAGCTGCTGAACCTGGAAACATGGGAACAGATACAGCCCGTTTTTTTTGCTGACAATGTAAGCAAAAATGATTACAAGGCCGGCTAAAAAGCGTATTTGTGCAAAGTGCCGAATTTTCGCGGCTATCTTACAGATAGCCAAATAATGGCTTGATTCCAAGCCATTATAACGCACTGAAAAATCAAAAGTGAGGTACATAGCATGAGCACCTGGAAACCCGCACCCGACCGGCCCGGCTACCGCCGCAAGATCATCCAGAGAGGCCCGGCCACCATCATCATCGACCGGCCCGAACTGAGCGAGGCAGAGGCAGCCAAGGCCCTGGAAAAGACCCGCACCGCCCTGGAGGGCGCCATGCGGGAGCACTACCGCAGAACCTCCCGCGCAGCCGCTGTCTGATCGTCTGCCGGGAAATAACTGAATAATCAAAAATGGAGGTATTTATGAACGTGACCGCTATTGTTATCACTGCCATTATCTGCGCCACCGTGCTGGCCATTTGCTGGATGGGAGGCGGCAAGAAATGACCCATACTGAATACAAGTACAACATCGCTGTCCTGGACCAGCTGAAAGCTGCCCACAAACGGCGCCAGCTGACCCGGAGTCAGTTCCGCACCCTGCGGGGCCAGGTATTTGCCGGCGATACTGAGGGCGCCCTGAAAGGGCTGCGCAAGCTCCAGCTGCTGCAAGGCAGCAACGCCGTGAAACCGGCTGAATAATCTGCGGATTGTTTAACGTGAAACATCGAAACACGGCAACAAATTATTGCAAAACAACGAGAGGAGCAAAACAATGATTCATGAAATCCGTTGCATGGCTGACCACTTTGTGGCCGTAACCGACGGCATCAAGTCCTTTATCATGCAGAAAGGCACCGACGCCCAGTACCAGGTGGGCGACTTCCTGGCACTCAACGAAATGGCGAACAACCCGGACGCGGCAGGCGACGCCGTGGTCCTGACCGGCCGCTGCTGCCTGGTGGAGGTGGTCCACATTTCCCGCGGCTCTGAGCGCTACCTGCAGCCCGGCACCATTGTAATGACTATCCGCCCCTGCTGCATCGGGTCCTACCGCGAGCATTACCGGCACGATATGGGCCGCAACGTGCACGAGGTCCCGGTATACTCCACGGTAAAGGAGCGGGAGTAAATGAGCAAAGGGAACAAACAGCGCCGTCAAGCGCCGGCCCCGTCTGAATATATCACCATCCCGGTGGCGGAATACGTCTACCTGACCCGCATGTCCCACATGCTGGACATTATCATGCACGACCATACATACAACCACGACGCCGTGGGCGTCGTCAAAAATGTGCTGATTGCCAACGGTCTGCGGAAAGAGGCAGGTGTGGAGGAATGAGCCAGAACACCAACCAGGTGGCGGGCGTGGCCGTAACCATCGAGGGCACCATGGCGCCGTACAGCCTGACGATACCCCAGCGCCTGCCCGGCCTGAACGAATACACCGACGCCAACCGGGCCAGCAGGCAAAAGGGCGCCAAAATGAAACGGGAAAACCAGGAGCTGGTCATGTGGTATATTGCGCAGCAGCTGCGCCAGATCCATATTACAAAGCCGGTTTTTCTACTGTTTACATTCTACGAGCCCAACCGCATGCGGGACCGGGACAACGTGAGCAGTTTTGCCCGCAAGGTGATCCAGGACGCCCTGGTCAAGTTTGGCACCCTGCAGGACGACGGCTGGGGCCAGGTGACCGGCTACATGGACCGATTCCATGTAGACAAAGAAAACCCCCGCATTGTGGTGGAATTTATCGAGCAGGAGGTGGAAACAACATGCAAGCAGCAACGCGGCAAGAACTCAGAGAAATAAAGGCCACGGTCCGCCGGGTGCTGGAAGATCACCCGAAAACCAGAGCCGACGACAACGCCCTTTATTATCATGTTTGCAAGCGGCACGCGCAGCAGATCGGTGTGGACCTCCACGCGCTGCATTTCTCCACCGTATTCCTGGGCAATCCGCTGAATTTCCCGAAATACGAGAGCGTGGTGCGATTGCGCCGCATGGAGCAGCGCCAAAACCCTGACCTGCTGGACCCTGTGGCGGCTGCCAACCGGGCCAAGAAAGAGCGGGACATGGTGGAGCTGGCCAGACGGGGAGGGCTGCCATCATGATTAACCCGAACGCATATTACACCGTCCAGGCGTGGATGGTGAACGACCTGGGCCTGCATGGAAACGAGCTGACCCTGTACGCCATCATTTACGGATTTTCGCAGGACGGCCGCAGCGAGTTCGTGGGCAGTATTTCCTATATCCAGGAATGGCTGGGCTGCAGCAGACCGACGGCCATCAAGACGCTGTCCGCCCTGGTAGAAAAGGGTCTGATCGTCAAAAAGGTGGCGAAAAACGGCTTTGACTGCAACGCATACAAAGCCCTGCCGAACCTCCCAGACGGTAGTCAAAAAACTTTACCAGGGGTAGTTAAAAATTTTAACCAGGGTAGTAAAGAAACTTTACTAGGGGTAGTTAAAAATTTTAACCAGGGTAGTCAAAAAACTTTACCCAATAATTATATAAATAATAATACTAATAATTATTCTTATAAAGATACAGACGCGCCGGCTACGCCAGCGGCTCCCGCTCCCCCTGTGGAGGATGAAAAGAAACCCGCAAAGCATAAATACGGCGAATACAAAAACGTCCTGCTGACCGACGAGGAATACGCCAAGCTGCAGGCCCTTTTCCCTGTGGACCTGCCCGCCCGCATTGAGCGGCTGAGTGAGTACATTGCCAGCAAGGGCGCCAAGTATAAGAGCCATTACGCCACTATCCGCGCCTGGGCGAACCGGGACGGAAAGCAGCAGCCGGCACGCCCGGCGGCCCGTGGCGGCTATCCTGGCCAGGTGGGCCCGAATGGCGTTGCAATCGACCCGACCAAAAACGACCTGGACGGGCTTTTTTGAGAGGAGTGGAGAACGTGACCCGAAAGAAATTTATTAAAATGCTCATGCACCGCCGCGTGCCCAGAAACCAGGCCAACACCCTGGCCGAAATGGCCCAGGAGCTGGGCGTGGGCTACCACAAAGCCCTGGGCGACTTCCTGACCCTGTGCCATATTCGAGCGATTAACACATGGGAGGGGCGTGCTGTGATATGGCAGACCGCTGCCGCAAATGTTTGGGTGGAGGTGCTGACCGTATGACTAGAAAGAAGTTTGTCAAGCAGCTCATGGGCATGGGCTACCAACGGAACACGGCGGAGCTAAAGGCGGCCATTGTCCGCGGGTCTGGCCAGAGCTACGAGCAATACATGCGCCGGGAAAAGCAATACGACGCCCTGTACAACGCGGCAGCTGACTACAAAAAGGCCCTGCTGAGACCTGCGGCTGTGTTAAGCAGCGCTGCGGCCCTGGCCCTGGAAAGATTCCACCAGGCCCTGGCAAATATCAAGTGGCCGACCGTGGACGTGTGCACCCTGTTTGCATCGGTGGATGAGGTGCATCTGTGGCCGAAAGAAAACCCGCACCTGCACGGACTGACAGCCGACATCGTGCTGGTGGACGAGCTGGACGGCGCGGGAGGTGGCGGCAATGACTGACCAGGAATTTGCAGCCAGGGCCCGGCAGCTCTGCCAGCCCCAGCCGAAACCGGCCCCGGACGCTGCCGCCATGGTGGCGGGCCTGGTGGATATGGTGGCGGCAAAGGCTGAGGCTGGTGCCGAACGGGAAACCGAGTACATGGGCACCGACGGCCTGCTGCGCTGCCGTATCTGCGACGGGAAACGCCAAACCATCATTACGCCGCCCTTTGAGGGCGCCAGGCCCCGCACGGTCCGCTGCTGGTGCAACTGCCCCACAGAGCAGGACAGGCTTAAAGAGCAGGAACGGCAGATCCAGGCGGAGCAGCGCCGCTCTGTATGTTTCCAGGGCACCGAGGAGCTGAGGGGCTGCACGTTTGAAAACGACGACGGCAGCGGTGACCCGCAGCTGGTGGCGGCGGCCAAGAAATACGCGGCCGATTTTCCGCAGCACTTAAAGGATGGCATGGGCCTGCTGTACTTTGGCCCGGTGGGCACCGGAAAGACCTTCCTGGCTGGCTGCATTGCCAACGCTGTCCTGGCCCAGGGCTACAAGGTCAAAATGACCAACTTTGCAACGGTGGCTGACGAAATGTGGGCCGTGCCTGACAAGGCGGCATATATTGCCGACCTTTGCAAGTATCCGCTGCTGATCCTGGACGACCTGGGCGTGGAGCGGAAAACTGAGTACATGCAGGAAATGGTATACAAGATCGTAAACGCCCGGTATGTGGCGGGCGCGCCGGTCATTGTCACCACCAACCTGACCCCGGACGAACTGAGCAAGCCCGCCGAAATGGGATACGCCCGGACCTACGACCGGCTGCTGGAAAAGTGCCTGCCCATCAAGGTGGGCGGACCCAGCCGCCGCCGGGCAGCAGCCGCAGCGACCTGGGGCGACATGCGCAAACAACTGGGAATGGAGGCTTGAAAGTGATTGACAAGGAAACGCAAGAGCTCATCAGCAGCACGGTGGCGGCCACGGTCCGAGGACTGCAGGACGCCGGCCTGCTGAACACCGGCCAGAGCAGCGCCACCGCAAAGACCGAGAAACTGCTGTACAGCTACCCGCAGCTGAAACAGGCCGACGACCCCAAAAGCCGGCGCCTGGTGGCGGAAATCGACGCTTGCATGGCTGAGGCGGAAAACGAGCCGTACATTGACGTTATCAGACTTTTTTATTTTGCCGGCAACAAAAATGCAGCCTGCGCGAAAATCATGAGCTGCGACGAGCGGAACCTGCGGAAAGCACGCCGGGCCCTGGTGGAGCGTTTTGCCGCCCGCCTGGCCGCCGGTGACTTTATCCGCGAGCTGCTGACGTAAGAAATGACAGGATTTTATAACCCCGAGCTGTGGCGGGGCATCCGCAGCAGAAAGGAAACAAACATGGAATTGACGACGAAAGAGGCCAAGGAGATCATGGACCGCAACGACGGAAACCTGGATTTATACATGCTATGGGATATTACCGCCCTGCCCGATAACCTGACCGTGGGCGGCTCCCTGGACCTGAGCGGCTGCACCGGCATCCAGGCCCTGCCCGATAACCTGACCGTGGGCGGCTCCCTGGACCTGAGCGGCTGCACCGGCATCCAGGCCCTGCCCGATAACCT